GATTTGATTGTGTGGACCCCGAAGGCATCCGACATATTTATAGCACAAACATGAAAAAAGAGGTATGGGGTAAACCACACCTCTTGTAAGTTCCGACTTTTGAAGCGACCGCACGAAAGATCGCAGGTTTATTTATTCGGTTTCCTGGGTCTTTCCTTTCTTTCCGATATTGTATTTCTGCTCTAGAACCCAGTCAGACTTATCCTTATAAGCAAGAACTTTAATCTGATTCAGAGGAGCGATGTCCATTACAGAGTCCTCTTTGACAATCGTAATGAGTCCCCAGTCAGCCAGAAGTCTGGTAATACGATTGCGTCTCTGAACATCATTTACTGTAAGGTTAGCGTGCTTACCATCCAGGGAAAACAGTTCCTTAAAGTGAACGATAAAATATCTTCCCTGCTTGTGCAGGATATGGCAAGACTGATAGAGTTTCTTCTCTTTACGGGATGCTACTCCGATACGTGTCAATGTTTCACGGACTTTTAGGAAGTCATCTGGTTCATTAAGAATAACCTCAACCATTTGGTCCTGGGACCAATCTACTGTTGGTTCTACCGTAGTAGTCATTTCATGCCTCCAATGTCAAGTCGTTGTTTAATGTAGTTAATCTGTTCTTTGGTCAGAATTTTCAGAGCTTGAGATGCCTTCTCATTACTATAACCATAGTATTGTTTGACACATTCCAAATCCTGGACTTTATCCTTACGGAGCCAAGGAGAGAATCTCTTCTTTTTCCTCAAACTATTTAGATAAAATGAATATTGCATATCTTTTTCAAGATGATGATGAAGATTCATCTCATTGGCAAACATAATGCAGTCAAGGTGCCCAGAGAGACAACGATTGACAATGTATGAGGGGTATTGTTTAACGATATCGGGGTTTTCTTTAATAAGGTTTTCCTTATTAAAGTTTATTGAGTTCAACCAGTCTTTGAGTTCCATTATCTAATAATCTCCAAATCTGTTCCTTGTTTCCAAACCTCAAGTTCAGTCCTAAGTCTATTAGTAGACTTAAGTTTTTCATATCTCTTGGTTGCCTTCTTCTTCCACCAAACGATTGCTTCTTCTGATGAATGCTGAAACTGGCCAAAGTAGTATCTTTTCTTTTCAGTCAGAGACTTAGCATGGTCAATACAATCATTAAACTCTTTGAGTTTCTCATCATCCTTCAGAGACTTACGAATAATGGAAATCATCTTGGTTTGGATCTTGAGTTTCTTGGATGACTTGTCTGCAGAAATCAGACGTTCACCACCATTGCGCTCGTTAAACCACCAGAAGAAGTCCCTAAACTCATCATCATGGAAGAGGGGTAGGAAGTTGCTCTCGGTGTCTCCTATGTGCCTCAGGAAGGGTTTGAGACCATCATACATAGACACACCCTTGGTAGTTCCGTAGAGAGAGGTAGTCTCAAAATACTTTAGATCTGTACCGTACTTCTCATCAAACTGCTGCTTGAGTTCCTTAGAACATGCTAAGAGGGCAAGAAGTTTTCCGCCCAGATAATTGAACCCGAAAGGTTGAGTAGGAACAATGTTAAATCCCATGACAAAATGAGCATTAATGTCAGAAAGAGGAAGAACTTTACCAAAGTAGTCATTTCTGGGCTTACTGTTAATAGTCGGAGAACCAAAGCGAACAACGCCAACAACTTTGTTAGTATTCGTCTCAATAACAATCCACTTATGGGTTCTACCAGGAATTGCTTCCTCAATAGCATTTGATGCGGTAAGGTTCAAAGTCTCAGAGTACAACCATTGATTATATCTTGAGGTTGTCTTTGGATTAGTATCAACAACATGAACCTCAAAGTTCATGTCATTCGGTTCCATACCAAAAGAGTCAAAGAACTCCATGTCAGCATCAAACAGAGATCCAGACCTTTCACTAACACGATCTTTCTTCACAAAACGAAGATAATCATCGATGCGATTGAACTGAGTGTAGTAATTAATAAATTTATTAGCAGCATAAACTGCATCACCCTCAGTCAGTATCATACAATCAGTTTCTTGCTTGGTGTTTGAATGGTAGAGAACATCTGAACATAGTTCTCTTCAATTTCATCTTGAGTATCTGAAATGTAAACAACATACTTTCGGGCAATGTCAAGTTCTACATTTTTACCAGAAAGTAGAGGAGCCCAAGGCGCAAATCCCATCTGACCATCTCTAGTCGGAACAGCAACAATAGGATTACATACAGTGATAGTTTCATCACCTTCTTTAACAAGGTCAGCGACAACATCTTCGCCTGACCACATACGAATAACTTTAACGTTCATAATCACAAAAAATTAGGTTTATCAGGTGTTGAGTGGAGAAGAACTCCATCAACTTTATCCATTAATTCTTGCATACTACCATGCAACAGGCGATATCCAGTGCCAACATAAAGTTGCCCAAGGAATACAGTAATAGTCATAACACTCCAGAAGTAATAATACATTCTGGATTTCTTTTGTCTGGGGGTTGCTTTACTCATTAGTCAATTTCTCAATGTACTGATAAATCAAACTCCACCCAAATTCATAAGTATCTCCATGTTCATCTTGGAGAAAGAACGGAATATTGGGGTGATAGTATTTAGCTCTGTAATAGTGATTAATTACATTATAGTCATCATCTACACATCGTTCGTGCTCTAGTTGTTCTTCCGTCATTTGAACTCGCATTCAACCATAATTTCGGTTAAACACGCAAGCATGTTTATTTCCTGATCCGCCACAAATGCCATTTGGTACTGATACCTAGCAAGGACAAGAACAGCAGCAGGCAAAGAATTCGGAACCAAGGAATCATAACAAGCATCGTAAATACGACGCAGCAAGACAGAAGTATCATTATCCAGGTTATTGACAACCCATTTACGTACCTCAGGAAAGTCTTTCTCCTTAAGTTTTTTAACCAAGTCATTTACTTTTACATCACTAAAGGTTGCAAGAATACCAGTGTCAATTTTACCACTTGAGGAGTAACGCTGACACTCATTCAGAACACGACGCCAGTCTGGGAAGTGTTTGTTGATAAGTTCTACCAGGACCTTGTTATCATATTCAACACCTTCTGTATCCAGGATTTGTTGGATACGTTTGAAGAATGCTGCTGCGAGTTGGGGTTTGCTTTTGGAATTGGTTGAAAAATCAATACAGGCACATCGGGAGTGGAGTGGTTCAATGATTTTGTTTTTGAAGTTGCAGGTGAAGATGAATCTGCAGTTACCACTAAACTCCTCAATAAACGCCCGTAGGAGGAGTTGTACATCATTGGTTGTGTTATCTGCCTCATCAATGATGATGACTTTGTGTTTTGCAGTTGACGAAAGCGAGACGGTCGAAGCGAAGTTTTTCGCAGTATTTCGGACGGTATCAAGGAATCGTCCTTCATCGGATCCATTGATGACATATACATCTACTCCAAGTTCATTACAGAGTGCTTTTGCTACAGTAGTCTTTCCACACCCAGCAGGACCTGCAAGGAGCAGATTAGGGACTTCACCTTTACTCAAGAAGTCGCTAAAAGTTTTTTTGATATTCTCTGGGAGAATACAATCTTCAATCGTTTTGGGTCGATACTTTTCAACCCAAAGAAATTCATCACGCATAATAAAAAAATCAGTTACTAGTCTTTTTAATTGCCAGTAGTGTCTCTAGAGGAATCCAAGCGGGAGTCTCATCGGCAAACTGAACCTGAACTTCAGTAATAACTTTCTCCAGGTATTTGCTGTAAGTTTGTCTAGTATTCTTTACAGGACTTATTGGGTTAGTAATCATAATCATTCCAAAGGACGAACAAATTCATTAGATACAATATCAGTTGCCTTCAATTGTTCTCTCATATATTCTACACCATTCTGAGGTTCTGCGGTATCCCCACAGGTAAAGACATCGCAAACTGCCATGCCTTTCTCAGGCCAAGTATGAATGGAAATATGACTCTCCGCAAGCATAGCAATACTAGTAACCCCTTGAGGGTCAAACTTATGTACTGCCAGATTTAGTAGAGTAGATTTACATTCTTTTGTTGCTCTATATAAAAGCATCCGAATAAACTCTTCATCATTAAGAAGTTCAAACGGACATCCTTTCAAAGTGAACAGGATGTGTTTCATTATTAAATCCAATCAGGTTTGCGATGGGGCAAACGAAGATAATTATCCTTTACCCAAGGTTTAGATGAAATATACATCTTATATTTTGTATAGATATCAACAGTTTCATCATACTTAAACTCATCAGGTCCTGCAAATACAAAATCTTTAGGACCCTTTCCACTACGTCCTGTAGGATCTCCAGTAGGAAGAATTTCTTTTGCAGCATTCAGAGTTGTGAAACAAGTATGGACCTTGCCATAACGAGCAGCATACTCCGAACAAAGAGCAAATCCATGAGCAAGTAACCACTGCCAATTCATTACATAATCATTTGCCCATATTGTGCATGGATGATTACGAAAGGCACCCTTCTTAGTAGCATAGGGAGTACCGTCTGCCTTGGGAAGAGTGCCAAATCCATGACCCCATTTGTCTGAACATACAATAGCAAGCATCTGACAAGTCTCTAGAGGCATCTTGACGATGTGCTTATCGGGTAAAACCCTTGCAGACTTCCAAGGATCAGGATCCGTGACAAAGATGTTCATAACAATTTAGATAGTGAAATCACTAGTAGAAATGTCAACATTATAACTACATCCCAGGACTTTGTACGAATAAAGTAAGGAATTGAAATGAGATCAGCTACGAAGTGTACGAATACTCCAGTTATAACATTAACATGGAGAACAATAAAATAGGCAACAATAACTCCAATGCTGCCTATAATTCTTAAAAGTATATCAACCGAAGGTCGAGTCAGGTTCAAGTGCAATGTAGTAGGTAAGATCATGATTCTTGCTAGTGAAGCGAGACAGAAGTTTCTGTGACACAACCACATCATATGTCCCAGGAAGAACTTTAATGTTCTCTACTTTAAAGTTAAAGCAGAACTCATTATCAGTCTCACCAACAATCTCCTCATGGCGATTAGAGGTATCGTTTTTCTTATCGCGAACAACAAGTTTAACAACTCCTGCTTCACCAACGGCAGAAATATCAGGCAGTTGATAGACTGCTGCTGCTTTCAACAGTTTGTCAAGCACAGCAGTGGAAAGTTCAAAACAGACATCTTCCGTAGGAAGATTGATTGCTTTCTCTGGAGGAGTCACAATTACATTAGGGTCTGCGAAGAAATACTTGGAGCGAGACTTGCCTTCACGAATAACAACATATCCATCATTAGCAAAGTCAAGTTCAGGACTTTGATGCAGA